CTGTATTTTTGCATTTTCATTGTTATAAACTTAAAAATTAACCTAAAACTATTATAATTCCGTCGTCGTTTCTTTTACCATCATAGCCTAGCGCTACGTTAGTGTCTTGGTAGTACTTCCAGTCTGCTATAGCTTTCTTATATTCCCTTCTACCTTTTTCTATAAGTTCGTCGCTAAGTACATAATTTTCAACACTATACGGCGCGTTGGTTTCTATTGCTATAAAAACTAGTTTATTTACGTTTAACATATCCATATAAAAAGCCGCCTGTATGTGGTATTTATATTTATATACGTCGCTTAGAAACGCCCTAGGGCTGTTATCCTGGCAGGTTTTTACATCACTAATAAACCCAGCTACTTTATTAACGCAGTCTGGACGTACGCGAACCTTTACGCCTTCATATTCTAAATAGTGGCTTAGTTCCATCTCACCTAGTACGTGGTCTTTAGCTTGCTGGTTTTTATCTAAGTTTTCTAGTATTGTTAGTATACGTTTATGGTCGGCTTCGTCTAGTACTTCTTTGCCTTCTGCTTTCGCTTGGTGTTCGGCGTATAGTTCTTTACCAGCTTTTGTACGCCTGTCTATTTTTGGTATTATATGGTAGTCTTTATAAAATTCGCTAGGTTCGTATATAGCCGTATGTACAGCAGTTCCAAACGCCATACTAGGCGTGCTTTTGAAGTCTGCATTTAGGTAGTGGTGTACGCTTTTTTTAGCTATCATTTTTAAACCGCTGGCGCTTATATAGTCCTTTTTACTATGGTATTCTGCGTTGGTATCTTTTACTATTTTCATTTACTTATAATTAAAAAGCCCAGGCGCTAGGCGCCCAGGCTGTTGTTAAAACCTACCAGGGTAGGTCTGCGCCCCCTTGCGCTACTTTGGTTTCTTTTTGTTCTGTAGGCTTATATGTATTAAACGACATACTTAAACTACCGTCGTCGTTTTTCCATAGGTTCGCTTTATATTGCGTGTCGCCTTTGTATTCGCCTTTAGCGTCTTGTACGTCGTCCTTTTTTAAAGTTTCTATAAGTATTCTAGGCGTTATTAAAACGTTTGCTAAAAGGTTCTGTGGCGCGTTATCGCCAGGTTTAAATAGTCGTACACCTTCTACGTAATTAGGTTTTTTGTTACTTGTTTTCGTGTTACTCATTATATATTGAATTTTGCAGTTATCTGCTGGTTATACTCTTTTTTCATTTTGTAATTAGCCAGGACCTTTTTAGCCTGGTCTACCGTACCCTTTAGGGTTGCGTTTAGTTGGTTTTCTGTTAGCCAGCTTTTGTTATCTTGGTTACTAACAGCGTTACCTACTTCGTCAGCACTAGCTATACTAGTGTCTAGTCCTATACCTAAATAGCCTAACGCGCGCCCTAAAGCACTAGTAAAACCGTTTTCTAAAAACGACGTTTTATTTATGTAGCTACTATCGCGGTATTCCTGGGCGTGTGCGCTTACCATTTCGTTGCCGTCTGGGTCCAAAATAGTGGCTTTAAATACGCCTTCTTTGTCGTCTAAACTTACTAGGTCTTCGACTATTCGCCAGCCCTTATAGGCGGCTTCCTTTCTAAAGTGTATAAGCCGTTCGTTAACGGTTATATACTCCTTACCTTTTATATTTACTGTTCTCACTTGTTTAAAATTAAATTAAAAGTTACATCTATACTAAAACCAGCCTTATGTAACGCGCGAAGTTCAGCTACTCTAAAAGTTTCTGGGCTATCTAAACGCGTATATACCGTAGGGTATTTGGCGCCTATTAGTTCGCATATATCTTTTAAAGTGTAGCCTAGCTTTCGCATTTCAGCTGTAAATAAATCTTTATACATATCGTATATTTTAATGCTAAACTACAAATAGATTTTAAACTATGCAAACTATTTTTAAAGTATTGATATAAAAAAACCTACCCAGCGCTAAGCATACAGGTAGGTTTCGCAGCAAACAAAGGGACCGTTTTAACTTTGTATTACAGTTGTAAATTTACTAGTAGAAGTAGCTGCTACTGGGTTGTCTTGGTTTGGTTTATGTGCTATTATATTGTACCTATTTGACTTTACACTATATTCTAAACCGTCTAGTATTAAGCTGTCTGGTTCGCTAAAGTTTGTAAAGTTTATACGTATTTTATCCATAGGCGTAACTGGCGCGGTTTCATTGTTATATACTGTACCTTCGTACCTAGTTACAATAGTCCTAAAGTCGTCTAGCTGTTGCTTCTGGGTTTGTATTACTGGCGTAGAAGTACTAAGGAAATTACTAACGTCATAAACCCCTGTATAGTCTAGTACTAAGCCGTTTAGTGGGCGTTCTACTTCTAAGTCGCCTATTATAACATTTGTAGTGGTGTCTTGTGTTAGTGTTATTACATTTGCCTGGGTGCTAGGGCTATCTAAATATAGTATAGTGTTATCTACATAAACACCCTGGTAGTTTAGTAAATAGCTTTGTGGACCGTAAATTTTTAAAATTACAGTCTGGCTTTGACTAGCTGCCGCTGGTAGCTTGGCTATACTTATGTCTTGACTTATCCATTTGTTAGCGGACGATATAGCCGCGTCTTCAAAAAAGAAGTATTTTACTGTAGTAGTCCAGTTATTATTAGCGCTATCGTAATAGTATGTTGGTCCGTTACTAAAGTAAAGTTGGCACCAGAATTTATTATAGTTTAAAGAAGTCTGTAAACCTGTGGCGCTATAATAATAACTTAGCTTTAGTTTTAAATCTAAATCTCTAGGGTATAAATAGTTACCAGTAATAGCTAAACTTGTTGGTGTTGCGCCAAAATTTGTAGCTGTAGTTTTAAAACTACGTACACCACTAAAAGCTATTTCGTCAGTTACAAAACTACCGTTACTTATAGTCCAGTGGCTTGTGTTTTGGAATTCAAAACCTGCATCTTCTTTATAGCTTAGATTAGCTTTTACAAGTTCTGTTTTGTATCGTAAAGCTTTATAACCGCGTTCAGCTTCGCGTGTCAAATTTTGGTCTAGTGGCTGTAAGTCTGTACGTATAGTTCTTAAACCTTCGTAGTAGTAGTCGCCTTGCAAAGTGCCGCTACTGTTAAATCTTTGGTAGTATAACTGTTCTATATCGCCTTTTAAATACGCTTGGCGTAGTGCGCCTATACCACTAGGTACAGCGTCGTTATCGTCTATATAGTTTTTAACGTAGTCTATTACAGCTTGTTCACTATATAAACTGTTATTTACTACTACAAATTTACCGTTTGCCTGGAATACCCTGCTGTTTACGCTTTTTAGTACGTTTTCTAAAAATTCTTTTACATTAAAAAATTCGTATTCGTCGTTTAAAAAAACGCTTTCGTTTATAAAATTATTTACATACGTTAAAAATTCAGACCTATTACCAAAAATATCGTATACGCTTAGTTCGTTGTTAATAATAACGTCTAAACCTAGCCCAGTTTTATTTAGTGCAGCGCATAATATATCAGATAAGCTAGCTTCAATTCTTTGAAGCCCTGTATTTATACTATAAAAAGTGTTATCTACAAAAAGGTTATCTAGTTCGCCTAGTCCATCTATAGCTGTTAGCTGTATAGCTTGTGGGTTTGGCGCCATTAGTTCTTTAAACTGGTCGCTAAGTAGCCAGCCAGTCCAAAATAGTGTATAGTTGTCTTGGGTTTCTGTTAATTCTTCGTCTATAAATTTTGCGGATTCAGATATACCGCCATCTAATTGTATTCTATTTTTAAAAGCATCTGCTTTAGACTGTGAGGTATAAACTTCTACTTTATATTCTCGTTCTGGTTCGTTAAAAAAGTCGTCGTAATTTGTTTCGTCTGTTTGGTATAGGTTTATACTACAGGTGCTACCAATTATAGGACTATAAAAATCGTCGTCGCCGTCCCATTTTATTTTAACAGGTTCTGCGCCACCTACTAGCGGCAGTATACTACCTATATAGTTGTTTTTTAAAATATCCAGTCTTTTACCGTTGCCTTCGTGGTCTTCAAAGTCTAACCTATATTTTACGCCGTAAGCCATATTTGTTTATTTAATTCTACCGCGCTGTTTTTCAGCGCGCTGAAGTGCTACTACTAGGTCTTGACCGTTTAATCTAAATTCGCCACCTACGTTTACTTGCTGGGCTTGACCGCCGCCTATAATATTTTTAAGTTTATCTAGTGGCGCTATTACTTCTGGGTTAGACTTAGCGCCTGCATATTCGCCCATTAGTCCAAGCGTGGGACCGCTAACTATACCGCCATTAGCAAACGCCGCTACAGCGCCGCTACGTGGTCCGCTTTGACCGCCACCGCCGCCGCCTTTGCCTTTGCCTTTTGCTATGTTAGCAGCGCCAGCTTTGACTGCTGAACCTATAGCTATTAAAGCTATACCAGCAGCTATAGCTAAAGGACCCTGTAAAGACGTTAACGCTTCTTTTATAGCTTCTATAGCTATACCGTTTTGCAAAACTAATTTACCCATTTGTATAGCCATATTTGCTAGTCCAGTAAGCATAGTACTAGCTAAAGCACCTACTAAATTACCGCCGTTTGCTATAGCGTCGCCTAAAGCTTCACCAATACCCATAGCTATATTTTGTAAATTACTAGTAACAATAGCACCAACAGCTAAGGCGTTTTCCTGGGCTATCATTTGCTGTTCTAGTCCTTTAGCCCTTAGCACTTCGTTTGCAGCTCCTAATCTACTCTTTAATTCTTCTGTACTACTAGCTACACTAGCTGCTAACATAGCTACAGGGTCTGTAGTTACCGTTTGCATCTCGCCTAGTAAACTACTTCCAGCTTCTAAATTTAACTGCTGGGTAGTATCTATAGTATAACCAGCTGTAGCACCTAGGGCGCTTACAGTGCTTACAGCAGCCATAGGTTTTTTAGTTTCGCCGCCGCCCATTGTAGGTAGGGCTGTAGGTGCTGGTGTATTTGATGTTGCTAGTCTTTGTTTTTCTAGTTCTTCGTTAGCTGTAGTAGCTTCGTTTACTACTTCTATTTGTTTTTTATATACGTCTATTTCGTCCTGTACTAATTGTACCCTATGCTGTCCGTCTTTATAACCGCGTTTATAAAGGGCTTGTTTTCTTTTTTCTAGTTCTTCTATTTTTTCGCCTAATTGTGCGGCGTTCATTTGTTCAAGTGCTACTTTATTAGCTTCTTTTTGGCTTTTTTTATACTGAACTATTGCTACAGTAACGGCTGCTATTGCAGTTGCTACAGCTAGTATAGGGGTTAGCTATCATAGCCTGCGGTTAAAACTCTAAACCCACTAGCTACAAGTGGTAAGGCTTTTATTAAAGCGCCAAAACCTAAAGACATTTTACCTATTACTATTAGTATAGGACCAATAACGGCAGCTATACCGCCTATAGCTAGAATTATTTTTTTTGTGCTTTTGTCTAGTTCATTAAACTTTTTTGTAATATTTATAATAGTTTTAGTAAACCCTTCAAATAGTGGTACTAGGCTTTCTAGTAATTCAGCGCCTACTTCTGTTAGTGCTATTTTAACAGAATTTAACCCCTTAGTAAGTTTAAAACTTGCGCTTTCAGAAGTAGCTGCAAACGCTTTAGCTGTAGCGCCTTGGGTATCGTTCATAGCGTCAAAAATAGCCCTAGTACTATCTACACCAGCGCCTAGTAAGTCCATTACACCAGACAGCGCACGCACATTCCCAAATACATTCTGGGCGGCTGTGTCGTTACCTTCGAATTTTTGTTTAAGTATTTCTAAAGTAGCTAGTAGTCCGTCTTCTTTTAAACTTTGTCTAAGCCCAGCGCTTGACAAACCTAAGGCGCTTAGTTGGTCTTCTGCTTGTTTTGTGGGTTTAAGTAGTGAAGTTAAAATACTTCTAATTTGTGTAGCGGCTTCTGCGGCGCCAGTACCTGTTCTAGATAGTGCGGCAAAAGCAGCGCCTACTTCGTGGAATTGTACACCCATATTTGAAGCTACTGGAAGTACAGCACCCATACTTTGCGCTAGTTCAGAAGCTTCTAATTTACCTTCTCTTACAGCGCTTACCATAACGTCAGTAGCTGCTTCGGCGTTTAGGTTGGCGCTACCGTATGCGTTCATAGCGGACGTAGCTAAGTCGGCTACAGTAGCCGTTTCGCCTAGTCCCTACAGCTGCGGCTTTTAATGAAGCGTTTAAAACGTCTGTAGCTTCTTTACCCCTAAGTCCAGCGGACGTTATAAAAAATAGTGCTTCTGCTGCTTCTGCGGCGCTTTTACCAGTATCGGTAGCCATTTTTTTAGCAGTTTCGCCCATTTTATCTACGTCAGCTGCCGCTACACCTACTAAACTTTGTATTTTAGTCATAGACTTGTCAAAGTCTACAGCTAATTTTAAAGCAGCACCACCAGCTAAAGATAACGGTAGTGTTAATTTAGTAGATAAATTTTTACCTACAGCCTGGGTTTTAGCGCCAAAAGCCTGTAATTTACTTCCAGCCTTATCTAAGCCTTTAGTAAGTTTACTACTGTCAGCTTCTAATAATATCCTTAATTTTTGGTCTGCCATAGTGTAGAATTATAGCTGTAAAATTACAAAAAAATTAACCGTTAGTATTTTTAAAGTTTGCTACAGTTTTACTGCCGCCAGCTTTAGCCCTTGCTACTTTTTCTAAAAACTTATCGTAGTCTTCTTTAGTGCTTTTAGGGACACCCTTTTCTAAATATACGTCTTGTGGTAGTGGTAGTAATTTGTCTGGCGTTATCATTTGACCGCGCTTAGTACAATTTAAGTTATATAACATAGTAGATATATAACGCGTACGTTCCCAGTCTAAATAATTATTTATAGTGTGGCTTTCGCCTAGCAGCTGGTTTTCATTCCAAGTATTAGCCCAAAAGTCGTTAGGGTTTATACCTATTTGTCCTATGTAATAGTCTAGTAGGTCGTCCCAGGTTAGGGCTTTGTTTTTTTTTGCTGTTTTGTACTAGCTTGTACGTTGCGCTTTACGCCCATATTAAGGTCGTTACCTAGTAGTTTGGTTTCTAAAAGCGCCGCTACTATGTCGTTTAGCTGGTCGCCTGTAAGGTCTTCTAACCAGGCGCCTACAGTAAACTTATTATATTCTATTTCGTTATTATTTTCCTGGTCGTTTGCTAGTAGTGCGCTGTATATTAAGTCGCGAATAGCGCTAAGGCTTAAACCTTGGCTAAAAATTTGACCTATTTGGTCTAGTGTTACGCCCTGGGCTTCTGTGAAGTTTGCCCAAAAATTCATACTAAAATGAAGTGTACGGTTTTTACCGCCTAGCTTTAAAGTGTAGTACCCCCTTCTTCTGTTTGCCATATTAAATAAAAATTAGCCCTAGTTCCTTACGCTAGGGCTGTTAGTTTGTTGTTAGTTTGTAGTGGCTGTAATAGCACCAGTAATAGTAATAGAACCACTATAAGTTACTGGGCTTTCCATTTCAGCGCTAACTTCTAAGCTGCTTAAAAAACCAGCACCGCTATATAGTTGGTCGCCTGTAGCGGCAGTTCCAAACTCAAAAAATAGTTTTGTACGTGCTAGTAAAAAGTCGCCTAGTTCAGCTGCGTTTTGACTGTCTGTATAATCTACTAAACCTTCAAAAGAAATTTCGCCAGAAATAACGCCAGCGATAACTTCTTGAAAGCCGCCGCTATCTTTAGTAGTAGCTTCTGGTAAATCATTAGACAAAGATATAGTACAGCTTGTAGTGTGTCCTATATTCGCTTCTGCACCGTCTGTAGACGATACTTTTAGTAGTAAATCCGTTCCGTTAAATACTGTACTAGCCATAAGTCGTTTTATTTTCTACAAATATACGTAATATTTTTTTTAATTTATTTCTATAATATTAGTTAGTTCTAGTTCTATACTATAAGTAGTAACACCTTCTACTGGCGCTATTTCTTCTACAGAAGTTATAAAACCATTACCGTTAAATATTAAATTATCGTCAATAGCTTGCATATAAAATTCTGCTTTTTCGCGCGTTACTAACATATTTACATAGTCTGCATAGCTTAAAGTATCTGTATAATCTACCAAACCTTCTACAGATATATTACCGCTTTTAACACCTGGTAATACTTCTTTAAAACCTTGGCTTTGCTTATTGGTGCTTTCTGGCATATCTACATTAAGACTTATACTTACGTTTGTACTGTGTCCTAGTGGCTGTTTTTGGTCTTCGAAGGCATCACGTACGCAGTTAATAGCTTCAATTGTACCGCCGTCTGTACCTACTCTAGCAACAAAGGCGCTTACAATAGGGTCTATTTGACTTTTGTAAAGCAAAAAATTTGTAGAATTTATAACAGCCATTAGTTGTTATTTTCAGTTACTATAAGACCAACCTGCAAAAGTGTGGACGCCGTTACCTTCTTCTATTTCTATTTCTTTAGAAGACCAACCGTAAGGATAATCAATCTCTGTTACAGCAGGGGTAATTACGTTACCTTCTTCGTCAAGTACAGCAGCTTCTGTTTCTTCTGTAATCTCTGAAGCTTTCCATAGTACATCAACAGAATACTTATCAGCAAGTACAGGCGCAGTTAGTTCTTCGCCTTCTTCGTCATAAGTACCTTGTTCTACTACTACGTTTCCTAGCTTAACAACCGTATGGCTGTGCGAAGGGTGTTCGTTGCCGTCCTCATCTTCTGTATGTGGTAAAGCAGCTATTCTTGTTTCTGCCAAATCTTGGCTTTCAAATTCATATTTTTTAAATATATATTTCATTGTATTAAATTAACTTGTTAATGCTTGTAATTCGCTATCGCTTAATGCTGTGTTGTAAACTTTTAAATCTTTTACGTTTCCGTAGAAATCTAAAGAACCCGAACCGCTATCAAAACTAATTTCACTTAATCCCGTTGGTGCGTTTCCACTCGTGTCTGTTGCTCTTTCTACACCATTTACCCATAGAGCAAAGTCATTAGCCTTGTACTTTATAGCAGCTTTTATGTAGTCAGTAGTATCTGAAACAGTATAGTTTAATACACATTGATAAGTTCCATCAACTGCCCTTACAGTACCCCTAATTCTATTAGACGAAGCGTCAAAATATAACTGAACAGTATTGTTTTGATTACCTTGAGAAACAGATATAATTCTGTTTGTTAAATCGTTATATAAAGATGAACACTCCCAATATAGTACTCCCTCACTATCATTAAATACATTTGAGTTACCTGCATTATTACAAGTTTCCGCACTCCTTGTAGCAGTACTTCCTGATGTTGGTATATACGAAGTGGCGTAGCTTCCTTCTTCAATCATTTCACCCCATACAAACAAAGTGCCTGTACCACTACCTTGATAGCTATGTATATTAGGTAAAGATGTTAAACTTGTGTCTGCGGTAAAAACCTCAATGCGTGAGTGTGAAACATTACTTTCAGTCCAAGAACCAATTACAATACACCTATACCAACCATTTCCATAATTCTGTAAATCATAAGCAACATTTTCTGCATTTGCAGACGCACCTGTTAAAATTGTTTCGGTTTCTAAATCAAAATTACCCATAACATAACTGAAAGTACCTGCTGCATTTGCTAATCTAACTTGCACTTGTTTCTTTGTTCCTGCTTTAACAAAAACAGATGCACTCTTTATTGCGTTATAATCTATAAATGCTTTATATCCACTTGTTTGTTTAAAATAGTGAGATGTATTACCTGTATCATTAGTGTCTTTTAATTCGTATGCAGAATTAGAGCCATCAGGTGCTATACCGCTTTCTTTTGTGATAGAACTGTTTATCTTATCAAAAAAAGTATCATTATCAAAATCTAAACTGTAAGGTAATTTATTCTGCCTCTGCGGCTCTAATAACAAATGCCCATTAGTGTTGTTTAGAAAGTCAATACGTGGCTCATCTACGCCTACTGTTTCGATTAAACCATCTTTGTTTACAACAGTTGCTGTTGATGCCCTGTCAAAAGTAAAAGGTAGTGGCTTAAAATTACTGTTCTCGTCATTGTAGGCAAGAGCAGTTTCTTTTCCTACTGCCCATTCTCCGTTTCCAAATTTAAATGTATTTGCCATATCTTAAAATCAAGGATTTTTACTTAATTGTTAAATTTAATTCGTTAGCCATATTTGTAAATGATGTGTAGCTTGTTAGTGCTTCAAGTTCGGCATCTGTTAAAGCGGTATCGTAGTAGCCAACTTCTTTTGCTTTTCCGTAGAATTTTGATGTATTACCACCATCATCAAAAGCTAATTCATCTAATCCTGTTGGTGTGTTTCCACTTGTTGAAAAATCAACCTCAAAACCATTAACCCATAATGCAAAATCATTTACTTTGTATTTTGCTGCTATTTTATTATATAATGTAGAATTTGATAAAATAAAATCTACATTTATATTTTGATTAACACCACCACTAAATACAAAATAATTAAGTTTGTTTGAAGTTTCGTCTAACTCTATCATAGCTCTATTACTATAACTTTCATCAGATACAGCAATTCTACGACTTGTTCCATCATCAGCAAGTGCTGCAATATCAGCAAACAACACTCCTTCGCTGTCATTAAATACTTGCTCGTTTCCTGCTCCGTTAGCTGCGTCTGCTGCTCTTGTAACGGTTGAACCTGAAGTGGGAATGTAACTTGTGGCGTATGCACCTTCTTGGAGTTGCGCTCCCCATATATATACACCACTTGTACCATCACCTTGATAAACCTCTGTTGTATCGTTTAATAAGATTATATTTATTTTAGACGAAGATATGTTTCCATTAAGAATACATCTATACCAACCATTAGATAATTCTATTATTTCAGCAGTAGCATTAGGTTGAACATCAAAAGTATATCCATCTTGTAAATTAAAAGAAGCGTATCTACCCGTACCAAGTGCAAGTTTTATATTTCTGTTGTTGCCTTTGTATTTAGCAAATACACTAAAGGAACAATTAGTAAAAGAAAATGTAGGATTAGATTTTAAAAGATGGTCATCAATATCGCTATTTTCCCTTAACTCTTGAATTCCAATATCTCCTTGTGGTGATGTTAATTCAGAATTACTTACTGTCGAAGCATCAAGTTTACCCCAAATACTATCATTAAAATCCTCACTATAAGTAACTAAATTAGTCCTCTGCGGCTCTAACAACGCTACACCTTTATCAGAATCTGTATAGTCTATTCTTAATTTATCCTTTCCTACGACTTCTATTAACCCTTGTTTGTTTACCCTTGTGGCAATACTGTCCCTTGTTACGCTGAAAGGTGTCGGTTTATAGTTATCGTTTTGGTCGTTATAAGCCATAGACGAACCTGTCTTGGTTGCCCATATACCCGCTCCGTAGTTGAATGTCTTTGCCATTATTCTATTGTATAAAGTTGTTCTGTTGCCATATCGTTAAAGCTACTGTAACTTGTAAGTGCTTCTAATTCTGCTGTCTGATAATGCTTCGTTAAAAGTCATTACTTCTTTTGTTTTTCCGTAGAAAGGTAAGTTATTGTCAAAATATCTAAATTCTAATTCAGATATTGGATTTCCTGAATGTGTAAATGTAGTCGAAGATGAAAGGATTTTAAAACCATTAAAATAAATATCAGTATCTCCACTTTTATATTTTAGACATATTTTATTAAATTGTTCTTGGTTTACAATCGTTGTTGGATTACTGACAAAACGTGTACCACCTATTATGGCATCACAAAACAATCTATTAGTAGTGTCTTTATAACCGATAATAATAAAATTATTACTTGAATTATCACTTAAAGAAATTATTGAATAAGTACCATCATCAGCTAAAGCACTTATATTAGCATACAAAACCCCTTCACTATCGTTAAAGGTTGCACTCGTTCCTGCGCCACTGGCTGCATCTGTTGAACGTGAAGTGCTGCCTGTGGTTAAATTAGGAATATAGGAAGTTCCATAATTACCGCTTTCAAACTGTACACCCCATATATAACCATTACCCGCTACACCTGTTGATTGGGTGCTTGTTGCATTATCAGTAAAAAAGAAATCTACAAAATCGCCACTTCCTGTCGCGTTGTCTGTTGCTACTATTTCAACCTTAACCCAATCATTAGGGTATTGTTGTATTGATGCACTTGTTACATTTGTACCTTTGTATGCTATTGTATTTGTATCAAGGTCAATAATAGTATTACCATTTGCAGGAGTAGTACCATTAAGCACAAATAAACTTCTTGCGTTTAAATATCTTAAATCTCCTTTTTTAGCAAAGAATGACCAAGCATAAGCACCGCTTATAACACCTAAATTTTTTCTTGTTAATGCACCGCTTGTTTGTGTTAGCTTATTTCCTGTTAAAGCACCGCTAGGAGATGTAATACTATCTGCATCTACTGTTGTGTTGGCTAGTGTAGTGCCTTGACTTAAATCTTCGCTATATGTGTATATATTGATTTTAGGCGGTTCTAACAATAGCGTAGGGCAACCCTGTACAACACCGTCTAATATATTATAATTAAGGCGTGGTGTATTAGTTGGCATTGTTTCGATTAAACCGCCTTTGTTTACTCGTGTTCCATTTGAACCTCTTGTAAAATCAAAATCGCCGTCTGCGTCGTTTGGAATAGCACAATATACTTTGTCTTCTTTATAAGCTACTGGTATTAACGCCAGGCTTGCATTATCTTTTAAAGCCATTTATAGTAATTTTTACAAATTTACAAAAAATTCTAACGGCGTTTACCTTGACCGCGTCTAGCTTTTTTATAGCCCTTTTGCCCTGGGCTTGCGTTCTTACTATGTTTTCCTGGGCGCTTTTTTTTACTGTTACTTCTATATATAAACTGCGGTAGTTTAGCCATTACTTAGTTTTGTCTTTTAGTTTTTCGTAGGTGCGAAGTCCACCTAGCCCTAACATTCCTAGTAGTATGGTTATTAAGTGGTCCATTTGTAAAGCTGGTGGTATTTGTTCTGGGCAAACCCAGGCTATAATATCTCGTAGTATAAAGTTGTATAATAAAGCTACACCACAAACCCAGCCTATAAAAGGTCGCCAGCCAGCTACAAATATACTACGGTGCTGGGCTTCTATTTTGTTTACTTCGTTCTGTACCTTTATTAGTTCTAGTGCTTTTGCTGGGTCTATTTCTTTGCCCTTTATAGCTTCGCGTAGGTCTTTAGCAAAACTACCTAAGGCGCTATCGCCGCCGCTATTAAGTCCTAAAAGTTTAGCTAGTAGTTTCTTCATTAGTATACCCAGTTTACATTTTGCGCTTTGTCGCCGTCTATGTCAATATGTACAAAACCTTTGCCAGTTCCTATACGCTTAATTCCTAAAAGCATAGCTATACGTATTATTTCGTAGCGTTGGTTACTGTTTTCTATTCCTATATCTACAGCTAAACCTTTTAGGTGGCTGCTGTTTTTAGACGCGTTTTTGCCTAGGCTTGCGTTATGTTCTTTAGTTCTATAGCCGCTTGTAATAGCAATAGGTTTACCGTAAATAGTGCGCATTTCGTCTAGTAGTTCTAGTAAGTCCTGGTGCATATTTACACCGCTGCCTGGTTCGTCTGGGCTGTCAAATTCGGCTATAGTAAAGTACTTCATTTATTTCTTATTACGCTTGTACAGTTCGTGCCATTTATAAACGGTGTAGCCTATAGTGGTTAGTAAAAGTGCGATTTTTAAAAGCAGTTCTAGTTCTGTTAATGATAGGGCAAAAGCGCCTAAATTCATAGCGTAAAGTTTAAAGTCTTGTACTTCCATTGTGCAAAGATAAAAAAATTAAAAACTTAGTATAGTTATTTGGAAGTCTTCTACTCTAGCTGTAGCGTTATTCTTATCTACTTTAACTTGTATTTTAACCCCTGTAGTTTTTATAGCGTCGGTTACAAAAAATTGAGTAGTTCTACTATACCTTACTTCTGTACCGCTACTAGATATTGTATCGTGCGAAAATTCTACGCTTTTAGTAGTGTCTGGGAAATACAAACGGCTATCCATTCTAGTATTAGCGGCGCCTGTAGTTATGTCGTAGTCGTTACGTACTAGTACTACAGTTCCTACTGGTAGTTCGCCTAGGTCTATAGTATTAGTAGCGCTGTCCCAAAGGTCGCCAGTAACATAGCTAGGTTTATGTGTAGTTAGCGTACCGCTTCCAGCTTTATTATTTGTTAGGTCTGTCCAAGTATCTGTAGTTAGGTTAATAGGTGTAGCTGTAGTAGCGGTGTCTTCATAAAAAGCAAAACCGCCTAAGGTATCGTATAAGGCGTTTACGCTAGTTTTTATTTCGTTCACGTCAGCAGCAGTTACTTTATATATTTCTGCTAGTGCGCTAGTGCTGTTATCGGTTTTATCTGTAAAAGTAATTTTAGCCATATTGCTGTATTTATGTTTGTAATTCGCTTTGTAGTTCTGCCTGTAGTCCACCTGTAGGCGATATTTGTTCTATACGGTTACTAAGTTCTATAATAGTTCTAAAGTATGTAAAGTCGTCGCTGTCTTCTGTTAAATAGTTTATACCAGCTACAGTACTAGTAAATACTTTAAAACCTTCTGCTTCTAAGTCTATATAGTCGTCGCTTCTAGTTCGTACTTTTTTTAGTATTTCGTCTGTTATTAAGTTACTGTCTAGTTCGCCGCCACTATCGCTAGAAAAGCGTGTAATAACTTCTAAGCGCGTTATAGTTTCTGTTATATAACTAGTACGGTTTTGGTCTACTTCGTCGTTAGAAACGCTGTATACGCGTACAAAAGGGTATGTAGCGTTACTAGGTATTCTATTATAAATCGGTATATATGTATCTCTTAATTTTATTTGGTCATATACTTGTATAGGTGTTAATTGGTTAGACAAACAAATAAACGACTCCAAAGTTCCGCCAGTATTTTCAACTCTTTTTTTAAATTCCGTCAAGTTTGTAACATTAGGCGAACCATTAAGTTTATCAATAATAGCTTTACGTACTCTATGTATTACCTCTTTCATATATATTTTTTTAGTTTGTCGTCTAGTCTAAACATTAACGCTTTTAACGCTTCGCGTACGCTAGGAAAAAAGAAGGGCTTAGGTTCTATATTTACTTCGCGTATTCCTTTGCCTTTGAATAGTTGTTTTATTTCACTAGCACTAAAGCCTAGCGCGCGCGCGTGCTTTGTATCTACTAACCCACCGGTTCCAAACTCTTGATAAGGCGCGTACTTTTTGTTATAACCTACTTCTGCGGTGTTACCTTTTTTAGCCATATATACAGACTGTTTTAGTTTTCCTGTAGGCATTTTAAATAAACCAGCGTCAATACGTTTAGTACTACGCTTTACTATGTCGCTAGCAGTTTTACCTACTTCGTTACTAAGTTCCTGGCGCGAAAACCTTTTAAGCTGCTTTAGCTTTTTATCTAATATAGCTAGGTCCTGTGGGTTTATCTTAGCGTTCATTACTTAATTTTGGTAGCGTTCATTAGTCAACTTTTGTTGCGGTTATCTTAGTGTAATAGTCTTGTTCAGTTTCTACTATACTGTTAATTCTGTACTTAGGTCCAGCGCCTTCTATTTGTAGTAGGTCCTGGTCCTGTATTTCGTCCGCTGTGTTTTTACGCATTACTAGTTCTATTCCTACAAAGTGTTGGCGCTGTCCGTTTTCACTTTTTATACTACCGTCTTTATACGTTAGGTTAGCCCAATAAGTAGCTACAGTAGCTTCTGTAGAAGTAAAGCCACCAAACTGGTCGGCTGTTTTAGTTAGCCTTACTACGGCTATTTGTGTATCTAGTTTGCCAGCGTCCATTATACAAACATTGTTTTATAGCTAGTTAAAAGCGCCTTAGTTTCTGTTGGTATTTTATTTAATGTTACACCTACTTCAAAGTCGTTACGGTTATCGTATAGCGTGCTTATAAATTGTAGCATAGCGTTCTTTATAAGGTCGTCGCTTAGCCCAGCAGTTACGTAAGTTATTTTAACGTCTTTAGCGCTACCGCCGTCTAGTTCTATACGCTCGTTATCTAGCCCTTTAACAGTATGTGCAGCTGTATTACCTTCAGCAGTTACTGTACTTATGCTAGCTATAGGACCAAAGGGTATATCTATTAGCGCTTCTGTTTGGCTTAGGTAGTACGTTCTGTTCTTTGCTACTATATCGCGGCTTATATAGTTTTCGCACCATATACGCGCCTGGGTTATCATTCTAGTAATTAAACTATCGTCGGCGCTAGTGTCTATTCTAACGTAGTTTTTAACGTCGCTAGTAGTTAGTATTTCGTTACCTGTAGTGCTGTTAATTTTTATTTGACGCATCTTAAAATAATTTCTGTAAAAATACGAAAAAAAAAGCGCCACTTTTAACAGCAGCGCTTTCCTATTAAACAAATGAAAAAACAGAAAAATCTTAAATGATTAAAGCAAAGTTATTAAAATTGTCTTTATACTTCCCTTGCATTGATAACCTTACGCTTCTTTGTTGATAATTAGGTATAATAAAAAAGCCGTCTAGTACTGTAAAGTAGATAGCGAAAAAATCTACTTCGTCTTTTGTGTAGAAGTCTGTAGTACGCCTTAGCACTACGTGTATGCTATCGCGGTTAAACTTACGTTCGGCGCTTACGTTCTTTACTTGTATCTTATATAGCTTTAAATCGCGTTCTATAATACAGTCGTAAGGGCTACTATCTAGCAAAGGCATAGATACATTAAATCCTTCCTGTATAGCTTTTACGCTAAATTTATATTCTGCTAAACAGCCTAGCTGGTTTCGGTCCACTTTGTTTTAAGTTGCTTACACTAAGCTACAAAAAAAAACCGCCCTATAAAGGACGGCTTATTAACAATCTATAAAAATAAAAATGAATAAATCTACACTATTTAGCGCCAGTGTAGTGGCGCATTACGTTGCTAGCTTCTGTAAGCTTTTTTATTACCAGTATTTTCTGGGTCGTCGGCAGCTTATTAAAACTATCCTGGTCCACCAGGTTTTTAAATTCCTGTAGTATACTATTTTTTGTCATAACATAATACGCTTATTCCTAATAAAAACATAAAAAAAGTACCTACAATATCGTCGTATACAGCTAGGTCGCGCAGTCCCAGCGCTAATAAACCCCAGCCTAGTATTGGTTTTAAATATTTCATATTCCTAAATAACTTTTAGACCATATTAAAAATGTCAGTGTCATTATAACTACTATAAATAATTTTAAATCTTTCATAGCCCTACCCATTTGTCAGCGTGCGCGCATAGTTGGCAAAATGTACATACTAAGCCAAAAGCCGCCACGTATATTATTGTATCGAATATAAAGTTTTCTAGTTTTCGTTTCATAATGTTTATTATTTGTTTGGCTAAACTACAAACTAATTTTAAACTATACAAATAATTCTTAAACTTTTTTACAGGGTATAAAAAAACCCCAGCGGTTAGCCAGGGTTTTGTTTAGTGTATAGCGTTATACTACTATGCAGTTTCTAAGGCTGCTTTGTCTACGCTAAAGTCGCCAGTTACAAAGGCGTTAGGTAGATAGTTAGTAAGTGCTACTCTTTCTTGTACTCTTACAGTTACAAAACCGTCGCGTACGTTAGTGCCGTCTTCTTTAAAGAATTCTACACCTACGTTATCACGTACCCATAACTGCGTACCCATTCCGAAGTTACCTACTAAATACTTGTCAGAAGTAATAGCTGTATTCAAAATAACTGGTACACCGTTAATACGTGGCTGTAGCCCTTGGTTCCAATCTTTTACTAAGTATTCGTTTTGCGAAGACTTTAGCAATAGAATTTTGTGGAAGTCAGTAGGGTTAATCATAATGTAGTCAGCAGCGTAGTTAGCTAGTGCTAATTGGTTTAACGCTACAGTAAGTACGTCAAATTCGTTAGCGCTTTCAATAGCGTTAGCAAAACCACCAGCAGCAAAAGCTGTAGCATCAGAAATAATACCGCTTAGCTGTGGCGCTACGCCTGTACCGTTTAAGATTTGGTTATCTTCTACTTCTAATAGTTTTTCTGGCGCACGTGCAGAAAGGTAGCTAGTAAGCTGTGGCGTATCGTTTAGCATCTCTTCTGAAATTCTAAAGTATGTACCAATTTTCTGTACGTTAGCATCAGACGCTGTAAAATCAAAGTCAGACTGTCCTAGTGTAGAACCTTCTGCTGTTGCAGCAGCACCGTTAGAGTAACCGCTTTCTTTTACGAAGCGTACTACGTCAGACGCAGTAGAACCTTGCGCGATTAGCTGGCGCATATGAACCAAACGTGTAGGGTCATATTTGTAGCCTGGTACGCGGTCAGCTGGTATAACTTCGCCTGTAAAATCGGCTCCTGTAGTCATATCCGCCTTTACTTCGAAACGTGCAGCTTTAGACATTCCGTTACGCATAGCGTCAATAGCACCGCCTTCAATAGCTTCCATTAAAGCGCCTTTAAAAGTTGCTTTTTTGCCAGCTTCAAAGTTCTTTTTATTAGATACTTCTAACGCGTCGATACGTTCGTTAAATTTAGTTGTTAGTGTAGAAATTTCAGACTTTAACATCTCGTCTGCTTTTCCAGTAGCGCTTTCTAGCGCTTGTCCGTAAGCCTTTTCCAGTTTAGCGTCGATTACGTCGCCTAATTGGTCTAGGTGTTTTTTAGTATTATCTTCCATTATAGAAAAATTAAAAAAGTTAGTTGTTAAATTTATTTATTAAATACTCGAAAACCTCTTGGCTGTTATCCACTGGCTGCGTGTCAATAGACGGCGCAGTAGCTTTAGAGAATAAACCCTTTAGTTTTAGTAGTTCGGCTTCGATACAGTAGCCCATCTCGTCGCTTATGTCGCCTTTGCGTACAAGCTTAGCTAGTGCATCATATCTTTTTAAAATGTTTTCCTGGGCTTTTTCGCCTTTAACGTCTAGTATTTTAGCTTGGTCGTTAGCCGCTAGTGTTACGGCGCTTACTTCGTATAGCTTTACTTCCGTTATTTCGCGGTAGTCCATTTTGTTTTCTTTTTGCATTGGTAGAATACCTACGCTGTTTTCAGTAATTACGCCAGCTTTCATTAGTTCGATAACGTCGTTACCTAGTGTAGTCTTGGCTATTTCAGCTGTAAACATTAAACCTTTATCGTCTTCTACTAGTTCTACCATTTTACCTAGTGGCTGCGCCATATTGTGCTGGTATAAGTATTTAACGCGGTGTCCGTTTTCTTTAATAGTCTTGGCGTATGCACCAGGGCGTATAATATCGCTGTCGCTATCTTTGTTATTAAAGTAACTAGCGTACCCTTTTACTATACCTTTTTTTTCGTCAGCGTCTACTAGTTCGCCTAGTGGCGCGCTTTTAAATAAAATACTCATATTAGAATAATTTGTACAAATTTACGATTTTTTAATTAGTGTTACTTCGCCTTGGTCTGGACCTGTTCCGTCGTCTACAGCTTCTAGTATTAAACCTTCTTTTAGTGCTTTTTTAAGCATATCTATTAAACCTTCGTCGCCTAAATAGCTAAAGAAGTTAAAAGGGTTTTCAGCGTCTGGGTTAGCCGCTTGGTATTTTTCCATTAGTATAAATAGTTCGTCCATTATTTGCTTTTTAAAAGTTCGTCCCAAAGTTTTAAAGTGTCGGCGTATAGTTCTGGGAAAAGTTCCTTAAATACAGGGTTACCGCCGTCGTAAAAGTTTTCGCTAGCGTGCGCTAACACTTCCCAGCGCTGGGCGTTTCTACCATATCTACCTTTATAATAAACATTTTTATGACCGCCACCTACTTTGTTTTTAGTAATGGCGCCAAAAAAATCATAAGTAGCGGCTCGTAGTTCGCTATATTCTTGTTCGGTTAGTTTATATTTCTTTTTAAAATAGTCGGCTTTATCTTTATCAAATAAAGTACGTAGCTTCATATTATACTTAAAATGAATATCGCTTTGGCGCCTATCTCTAAAACCAAGTTGTTTTTTAAATTTAGTAAAGTATTTTTCTACTATTGTATTAGAAACTATTTTATAGCTAGACCATTCATTTTGAAAATGTATCTGGTGTCCTATTTCGTGCTTTAAAACCCTTTTAAAGGTGTTACTACCTTTTTTAAATCTTAGCGTTCCTATCTCTATATATGTATTGTCAGCGCTTAAAAAAGCACCGCGATTTGCTTTTAGTCTAATATCTATACTTTGCTTTACGTCTTTTAGTATTTGTAGGTCGCCTACTATATAACCCTGGGCTTCTAATTTCTTTAACTGGTTATACTGGTCTAGTGCTGGGTGGTTAGTACGTTCTAAGTAGTCGCCTAGCGGTTCGCCTTTGCCCTGGTCTGGTCCGCTGTACCTTGGCTTAGGTTTTGGTTTTGGTGCGCCTATAGTTGCTGCTATACTTGCTACGTCTGCGGCTGTTAGTCCACCAGTTAGGTTTTCGCCAGCTAATTGTACGCCTATATTTTCTAAGCCTTCTACAGCTACAGCGTCTTCTATAGGTACTGGTATAGGGACGCATCTACAGTTAATTACGTTACTAGCGCTGCCGCGTCTGTCGCCTGGTTCCATTAGTTCTTCGCCTTGTACTATAAAAGGCTGGTTAAAAGGTACAGTTTGTCCGTCTGCCCTTGCGTGGCTATCGCGTTCGCGTCCATCTAAAGACGTGGACCATTCCTTTTGCAGTTGGTCTTTTGGAAAAATAGTACTAGCGCTTTCTAGTATAGCCTTATTACTTATAGCGGTGGTTTCTGTACGTATAAACCGTTCAGCTTGGTATTGACTATAGCCGTCGAATTGACGCCGTAATATACGCGCTTGTTCAGCTGCGCCTACAGCCATAAATTCTGGGTCGCGGCTTAGTTTAGTTGTAAGGGCTATAAGGGTTTTTAAAGCTGTACCCTGTACTAGCGTTACGTTTGTTTTCGCTACCGCAGCGCCATAACTAGCAAAACTTGTACGCCATTGGTTTTGGTATTGGTCGGCGCTTTGCTTCTTTATAAACTTCTTATAGTTCTTAAAATACCAGTTAGCAAAATGTAGTCCAGTTTCTTCGTAGTATTCTTCGTAGAATTTAGACAAAAAAGCTACAGGGAAATAAACCCTGTACTATTATACGCCCTTCGTCTACAAACTGCTGGACGCCTTTAGCGTATTCGGCGTTATACCACTTGCGTAGCTTAGCTATATACTGGCGTTCCATTTTACCGCGTTCACGTTCTACGGACGTTTGCCAGACTTGCTTAAACTGTTTGGTTAGCAGTTGTTTAGGCATTGTCTTCTAGTTCAGCTAGCTTCTTTGTTTGCATATACTCGCATAGCTTCGCCGCCCCATAAGTTGTAAGCTACAAAACCGTTATCTAGCCAGGGTTCGTCTTTTAGTTTGTCGTCTACAGTACTGTACGTTTTGGCGCGTTCTAAATAGCTTCTAGTGCGTTTTAAAACATCTAAGCTTATTGGTTCGCGGCTACTTAATTGCTGCGCCCTAGCCAGCCCTACGTTCGTCCCAGCGGTTACTACGTCCCTACCGTATTTTTCTATCCAGCCTAGCATACGCTTAGCGTTGTTAGTAGCTGCCTGTGGGTAGTCGTCGTAGCTTTCTGCTTTGCTAGTTTCTTTACTGCTTTCTGGGTGTTCAGCTGGTAGTAGGTCTGTATCGTGTTTGCCACCCCTAAACTTACCATTTTTAAGCGCATATAAATAACTGTTTACGCGCGCCATAGCCCACTGTTCTGAACTTTGTACTGTTGGTCTAACGCTATCTGGGTTAGTTCTGTAAGCGCCTACACCTCGTTTATATACTTCGTATAGTGTACCTACAGTAGTACGTTTACTTTCGTCGTCGCCTACTTCTTCGTTATGGTCGTTAGTTTTTTTTTCTAGTGCAGCGTTTAGCCTGTCGCTTATTTCTTTGTCTTTGATTTCAGCTATAGCCGTTTCGTATTCTGCGTGGGTGTCAAAAGGCATATATACTTCTTCGCCGTCAAAGGTGTGCTGATGTGTACCACTACCGCCTAGTTCTTCTGCGCGCGCCTGTGCTTCTTCTTCTGTAGTATATACGTCAGTCATTCCTGGTACTTCGGCTTTCACTTCTATACTATACAGCGCTTCTTTGATTAGCCTTTTTTCTTCTTCAATATCTACAGCCATAGGTGCTGGTTCTGGTATTTCTATATCCTGGTTACTTACTGGCAGTAGGTTACTAGGTATATAGTAGTCGTCCATAGCTGGCGTGTCTTCGTCCTTACCGTAATTCATAACGGCGCGTTTTTCGTTTGGTGTTATCCACCAGGCGCTACTAAGCTGTTGTACTACTTTGTCGTTTTCTTCTTGTAGTTCTGGTACAGCTGTAAAGTCAAAATCTAGATATAGGTTGTCGCCGTACATTGGGACCAGCCAGCGGTTCAGTTCGTCGCGTAGTTTTACTAGTTCTGGTATTACAGCGTTTTGGTATAAAGCCTTTTTGGCTTCCTTCATATTGTTATACGTGCTGGCTTCTGTATTATTTAGCAGCTGTACAGGTACGTTAAATATGTTACAAATATCTTTTATAGACGCGTTGTATTGTTCTATTAGTGAAACGTCCGAAGCGTTTAAACCAAAGTTAACCCAGCTAAGTTTCTTAGGTGTTATAATAACGTCGCCGCCGTTGTTACTACCTTGGTACTGCTGCCTAAATTTATCCTTTAACTGTTGCGCCTGTACTTCGTTTAGGTCGCCTTCTTCGGACATAAGTACACCCCTAGCGGTCTGGTTCTGTAGATATTTAACCCCTGTAGTTACAGCTTCGTTATTTGTTGTTAAACTTCTAAGACCAGCGCGTAGTGGGCTTTGACCGTATAAGTGGCTGCCTGTACCGTCGTAGTATGGGTTAAAATCTTTTATATGTAGTATCTGGTCTGCTGGCATAGAATAGTTACCGTTATACTCTATACGGTATTCTTTTACTGGCTGCATAATACCGTTAGATACTATTTCTACCACCTTGACTAGGTAGTATATATAGTTCAGGTATACTTACCCTGGTTAGGTCCGTTGTCTGGTCCTATACCGTAAACGTAACGGTTACCAGTTAGTTTACCAAAAGCTATTAGTTCAGTTAGCCAGCTGTTATAAGACTGCGCCGCGTTAGGTCTGTCTAGCAGTTGGTGTAGTGCAGTGTCTTTAACTTCTACTAGCGCGTTCTTCTGTAGCATCTTAGCCTGGTACATAGTGCTACTATCTAGCGTGCCGCTTGTTAGCGCCTTTGTATCTTTTTAAAGTCGTTGTCGCTTCTTTTTTCGTAGACCTGAAAGGGTATAGTAGTAGCCGCCTTAGTTATAATATTTACCAGCGAATATACTGTAGCGTTCTTACGGTAGCCTTCGTCTATATAGCTTCTGTCGTTTTCTGGGTTCCATAATATACTTTCGCCTAAGTACTGGTATATAGCGCGGTTATATTCGGCTGCTGTCTGTTGGGCGTTCTTTGTTATAAGTTTTGAAATTCTGTCTAATAGGCTAGCCATACTTAATTTTTTACAAATTTACTATTTTTAAATTACAAAAAAGTCGTTACGGTTCTTATATAAACTATATGTACTATATCTAAGCGCGTCGCAAAGGTGGTTATGTTTGTCTATAGGCGTGTTTATTACCGTACCGTCCTTTAGCTGCTGCCAGTAGTAGTTCTGTTGTTCTTTGATTAGGTTAGTACTTTCTTGGCTTATTATTACGTCAAATTCCTTTAGTAGACTTATACCAGCGGTTATACTACCAGCGCCTTTTACAGCTGGCTTAGCTAGGCAGTCCATTTGCTTTAGTTCTACTATACTTTTAGGTTCGGCGCTATCGCAAAATGTAAGCGTATGGTTTAACCCTTGCGCCTTTAGAAAGTCCGCTATATCGCGGTTAGTGTAGCCAGTCTTATATAGCAGTTCGTGTACGTATAGCTTGTTACCCTTCTTAGCTACTTTAAGTATAGCTGTAGGGTCGTTCGTAAAGCCAAAGTCTAAGCCTAGGTGGTAGTCCTAGGTCTGGGAAGTCAGCGTAAGGTATCTGGGTCCAGTTCTGGAATATCTGGCGGCTACTAAATACAGCGCGCTGCCCTTCGCCAAAGACGCGCCAGTAGTCTGGGTCGCGTTCCCTTAGTAGTTCTATTTCGCGTACTAGTTCTGCTGGTAGAAAGTTGTTATCCTTATAGGTTGTTATCCACGTTTCGACGTCGTCGCGTTCTATATCTATTAGTTCAGTATATAGCCAGTGTACAGGGTCAGAAGGGTTGAAGTCAATTATAAGCTGTTCTGTTGTACGCATATTCAGCTGTCTAAAGGTCTTCAAAGTGTAATTCGTTCGCCTCGTTAATAAAACATATATCGCGCTTTCCTACCGCGTATTTTCTGTGGTTCGTCTACAGACAAAAACGATATAGTACAGCCGTTATACGTAAACGTGTTTTCGCTTTTGTTATGTACGCCTTTGTAGTATATACCTAGGCGCTGTAGTATTCCTATTAGGTCGCGCTGTACAGAACCTTTAATAGCTGGAAGCGTTTTACGTACTATATCAATTGTAAGCGGCTTTTGCGCCGTTGTTATACGGTATACTAGGTACTGACATATAGCGTAAGTCTTACCACTTCTAGTACCGCCCTGGTGTATTTTTATTCTAGGCTTTACTATTAAGGGTTTGGTAAAATTGTATATTACAGCTTTCTGTTACTTTTTGTCTGCTGGCTTCCATTCGATTAGCTTGCTTTCTATACTACCGTCGTGGGCTATCTCTTGGCGTTCTATATATCCGCGCTTCTTACCTTTTGTCTTTAGGTAGAATATAATAGCTGTAGGGTTTTCTTCAGTTATAAGATTATGTAGTTTACTTTCTGCAAAGTCCAGCGCTACATTAGCTAATATCGTCTACAGCGTCTTTAAAGTCTTTGTCTTTAGCTATCCATAGGTAGTAAGTTTTCCTAGCTATACCCACTTGCTTACAAGCGGTAGTTACTACGCCTAAGCTTTTTTCTAAGGCTTCTAGTAGTGCGGTTTTTTTCTGTTGTGTATTTTGTGTAGCCATATTGCAAAAGTACGTAAAAAAGCTATTCTACTTTTAGACCAAACTTTATTTTGATCTGTGTACGTAGTAGACCGTTTTCGGCTTCCAGTTGTATAACCCTTTGGTACAGTTCAGACTTCTCTAGTTTTAGCCGTTCTAAGTCCCTTTTTAATAGTATATCTGGTTTCGACATTTGCTATAAATCAGTATACCAGCCTATAGTTACGCCGAATAAAAAGCATAATAACTGTAGCTGGTGGGTATTGTGGTTAGTTGGTTCTTCGCCGCGTGTAAAGCTATCGGTATAAGATACGCCAACAGTACAGCCGTAGATAGGAAAAAAAGTTAAAAACATAGTATTTATTTATTATATTTTTTATAAAGATAGGTATAAAGTTCCCATATTTTAGCGCTGGCTTCTTTATTATTGGTGTATAAATCTGGGCTGCGGACCTTTTTACCGTTGTCTTCTATTACTATTCCTAGCCCTTTACGCGTGGCTACAGTATAAATCTTTATACCGTTTTTAAGCGCCCAGGACATAGCCTGGTGTTTGTCTGTATTCATTATGCTAATTTGTGTTAGTTTATGTTAGTTTATGTTAATTATATGTTATACTAGTCCCAGGGTACGTTAGTGTCTTTTATTACTTCAAAAGTTTTACTGGCTTTGCCTATTGGTTTATATACGCCGCCGTTATGGAAGTCTGGCGCTAAGTCAAATTGTCCCAGCTGCCCATTTTCTTTACGTTTTATTTTTTCGACATATATGGTTACTAGGTCGCTTTTGTATTCTGTCTTTTGACCTACAGACCTAAAGCATACTAGACCGTTATACGCCTTATTATAGAAGTCAGCACTGCCGCTAATATCGTACAGGTTAGGCTTTTTAAATACGCCGTTATCGCTTTCTATTTTTCTGGGGTGTGCTACTAGGAATAGGTGGGTGTTTGTCTGCTGGCAAAACTGCGTTATTTCACTTAGTAGCTTACCTATGTACGTAAAGTCGCGCTGGGCGCTGTGGTCTAACATATTCCAGGGGTCTATTACTAGCACGTTTACGCCTTTTTGAAACACCAGCTGCCTAAACGCGTCTAGTATACCTTTTAGCGTTAGGTTTTCTAAGTCTATTTTTATCCAGTAAAAATGTTCTTCTATAAAGTCTTTTGTATTATTTAGGTCGTCTGTATTACAGCTTTTACCGTTTAGTTTGTCAGCTATACGCTTTATATGACCTTCATAAGGGTAGCTTTCTGGGCTAAACATAGCGCATCTAAAATTGTATTTAGTAGCTATATTCACTAAAACCTGGTCTATAAAATCACTTTTTCCGCTGTTGGGTATACCCGTTACTACCGTCCATTCTCCGAAGGCCATATTGAAGTAGTTGTCGCTTTCGCCTAGGTTTATACTATAGTTTTTTATACCGTTTTCGTTATAGTTTAGTACGTTATTCCATATATTATTTAAGTTTAGTACGCCTTCTAGTGGGAAGTTCTTAGCGTCGCTAATAATTTGCCGTAAGGTTTCGCCACCTTTTTGTATTAAAACTTCGTTAGCGTCTTTGTAATCGCCAAACTCGACGTATTTACAGCGGTAAGCGCCTAACCTTCTGGCTAGTTCGTTACGTAGCTGTAACCCTGGCTGGTCGTTATCGGTGCATAGTATTATTTCGTCTTTGTCTTCAAAGTACTTATAGCAGTTGTCTAAATAGTCTAGCTTTTGCGTGCCTTTACTGGCGCCGTTAGGTACACTACAAACGCTGTATAAACCAGCTTCGTGTAAGCTTAGCGCGTCCATCTCGCCTTCTACTATATAGCAGCGCTTTCTGTCTTTTAGGTTGTCTACACCATAAAATATAAGTTCAGCGCCAGAAACCATTTTAAAGTTTTTTTCAGCGTCCCTATATTTAACGTTAATTAGTTCGCCTTCCCTAAAATAATTAAAGTTGATCGTACGCCGTTTTTTCTGTACTTGTGGTATGTACTCTAAACTTTCGCCTATTTTCCAGTGTACTAGCGTTGGTTCTGTTATGGACCTACCAGCGAACCAGTCTATAATACGGTTGTTTAGTTCAGCGTTTACTTTTGGCGGCTTTGTATATTCCTTTTTAGGCGTAAATTTTACGTTACCAGCATAGCCGCAGTTATGGCAGTTGTATACGCCTTCGTCTATATTTACGCTTAAACATTTGTCGCTTTTGTTTTTTCTGGTGTGGCTACATTTTGGGCATATTGTTTTGGTTTCGCCGCTGTTAGCCGTTAGGTGTATACCTAGGTCCTGTAGTTTCTGTTTGTATTCCATTTGTTTCTATTGTTTCGTTTGCTAACCTACAAAATAATCTAGTGCAAAAATTAGTATTTGTACTGTAATTATATAAATAGCAGCAAAATAAGCAGCTGCTTTTAGTAAAAATTTATGGTTTCTGTTAAACTTCATATTTGAAAATTTAGTTTTTTATTAGTTAAAATTTATATAAATAACGCTTTACAGCGCTGCTTTTTTCTAGCATCATTACTTCTTTTTCTACTTTATTGTTATCGCGAAAAATAGACTGTTTTGGGCTGTTTATAGTCTGGCTTGTATATTCTATACTATCTAGGTCGAATACCCAGCAGCCTTTAAAATCTATTACAGCGTAGTACTTTTTAGCTATATCTACGTCTAGTAGCGCCTGGTATTTATATACTTCTAGCATTTTGTCTATATATGTTTCACGTCTAAACTTAAATTCTATTATACATTTTTGACCGTTTAAATCTAAGCCTATAGCGTCGTAGTGGCTGTAGTCTTCGCCAGTCCATTCTAGCTGCCAGTCGTCTAGGTTCAGTAGGAATACTAGCTGCTGTTCTAGTAGGTGTATTTTTTCTATACTATTTGCTGTGTGCATAGTCTACTATTTCTTTATATTCTGCTGGCGTTAAATTCATACGCAAATTAAAGTCTTGTATTACGCCGTTATTAGTATATGCTTTTACCATTTTAGTACTACCTTCTAAATACGGTACTAAGTCTTTAACGCCTTTTAGCTTGTTTAAAGCCGTAGGACGCGTTTTAAGCGCGTTTCGTTCCATAAACCTGTCTACATACCGTATACCGTTTTTATCGTTGTTACGTAGCTTTAAAACGCTTAAAAAGTTTTCAGACCAGAATTGGTCCTGTCTTAGCTGTTTACAAACTTCATAAACTTTACGCAAGTCGTAGCCGTCTATACGTTCGATACGGTCCAGGCAAACCTTCCATTTTTCTATAGTGGCTGGCGTTTTAGGTCTATACCTTTTAGGAAAAAGTTGTACGAAGTGTTCGTAGGCTTTTTCGACATTTTCAGACTTCGTACTAGTATTTCTTTTATTGAGTATTATTAATAGATATACTAGTTATAGTATTACTTTGTATCGGATTTTCAGGCGACGGTTTTCCAGTCGACGGTTTTCCAGTCGACGGTTTTCCAGTAAGCGGTGCGTCTTTTAGTATATAGTTATATGCTACTATCTTACCATTCTGGCGCAGTTGTTCACGTTGTAAATAGCCTAACTGTTCTAGTTCAGCTATGGCGCTACGTACAGCGTCCCTACCGTTTTTAAAGTGGTTTGTAATAAAATTTATAGTTATATCCTGGTCGCTTTTGTGGCTAAATAAATAGCAGTATAGCCCTGTGGCCTGTTGGCTTATACCTTCGTGTCTAAATATAGCGTTAGGTACTATAGTAAAGTGGTCGAATTTCGACGGCTTTATAATTCTGTTTAGTTTCATTTGTTACTGTTTCTGTTTCTAAGTTAGCACCTTATAAACGCCGTACCATAGCGTTACTGTTATCAAGCCTAATAATAACCAGGCTGTTGGTTTAATATATCTATTCATTTGTTAGCTGTTTTTATTTTAATTCTGTCAGTCCTTTGATCTGGTCGCAAAAAGGTACGTAATTCGCCGAAGTGTCTTATAAAGTCGCTAAACTTTATTTTATCGTCTTCGTATAATTCCCATAGTACTTCTACTAATAAATCAAATTCTATACGCGTCATTTTGCCGACGTATTCGTAGTTAAATTTAAACCCTTCTGGCGCTGTTTGCGTCCAGCGTACCTTCTGGTTTTCTTCGTCAAAGTATACGGCGTTGTATTTCATTACTAAAACTTTTAATTTTTATTAAAATATTTATCTATTACTTCTTTAACACCTACAAAACTATTTAAGCAGTGCGCCGACCAGCCATTTAAACTAAGTTCTTTTAGCCATTTTTCTTGTGCATCTGTCATTTTATTACGCCCAGCTTTTAGTTCAATAGCCAGTCCTACATAATCGCCACTAGGACAAAATACCATAACGTCTGGTATACCAGCCTTACCACCTAAATACTTAAATTTAAACCTTTCAAAAGGCGTGCGCTTACCTTCGTTTGGAATATGCGCTGCTAATACTTCTGGGTATTGCGCCGCTAGATACTGCATTACAGCATTTTGTAGCTTGTCTTCTGGACCTAAATATTTGTGGTAGTGGTTTGGCATCTATATTGGTTAGTGGTTTGGTATCTATATTGGTTAGTGGTTTGGCATTGTGTTATATTACATTCTCGTATTTTAACAGACGGTATTTTATTACTTGGTAGTCTATTTGTAGTTTATTATATTTTTGTACTAGTTGTTCTATTGTTAATTCGTCTGTTTTTTCCTTATCTAAAGCTTCTGCTATTTCGTAAAGTTCGTAAAAATTTTCGTCAAGTTTGCTATTAAATTTTCGCATATATGGTAATTCAGCTAAAGCGTGCATTACTGTAGCGTGGTTTTTATCCAAACTTTGCGCTATTTTATTTAAGCTATAGCGCCCTAAATTTCTACACAAATAGTAGTATAAAGCCCTGGCTTCTATATATATAGTTTGTCTACATTTTAAACCTAAGTCTATACCGTAAAAGTCTTCTACTAGTTCT